TAGCTTTCAGGTTTTGTACTATCACCGCAGTAAAGACGATGCTCTCCAAGGCACCAGAGGTCACCAGTTTTAGAGAAGGTAGGCTTTTGAAGTTCTGCCTCGACGTCAAAATCATCGTCCTTGATTTTATCTTTGGTGGAGTCCTTGAATAAATCATCAAGTTCAGCAGGCTCAAAACCAGTAAGTGATACATCAAAGTCAGCACCCTGCAAGTCTGCAATCAAATGGGCCAGCTTATCATTATCCCATTCTCCACTGATTTTGTTGAGAGCAACGTTCAATGCCTTTTCATGTTCAATATCAAGCTCTACAACAACACAGTCAACTTCTGTCATTCCCATGTCCTGTAAAACCTTAAGTCGCTGATGACCACCAACGACGCATCCGGTAGTAGCGTTCCAGATAACAGGCTCCACATAACCGAACTGTTCAATGGAGCGTTTTAATTTTTCATATTCAGCGTCACCGGGCTTCAAATCCTTACGGGGATTGTAATCCGCAGGAAACAGCTCCGTGACTTTTTTCTTTTCAATAACCATAAGTGCCTCCTTAGAATAATCCCCATTCAGCAAACTTCTCGAAGCCGCCGACAGATTTGATATAATCTGCTGCAATATCGACGAGTTCCTGATAAGGATGTCCATCAATATTATCATCGCCAATAGCACAGCTAAGCGCCACAGGCTTTCCTGTTTCCTGAGCTTTTAAGAAAGCGTAAATATTGAGGGTAACATCGGCTTTGGATAAATCTTTACCGTGAATACCACCACCTGTAACAGAGTCGGACATATCGCTTCCGAGCTTTCTGTTGGTTGCACCGGTATCTACATCAGTGCCACCAGTCCAGTCTCCGAGAGGATTTACTTCGGCAGGTGGGTACATATTGGAGAGTTCAGCAGTAGAAGCATTGCTTTGACAAATGATTAGTCTTGCCTCATCCATGATGTACTTTCCATCAAATGGATAGTGTGCATAAATATCACGGGCAATTATCGAAAGAGCCTTCTGTTCATCAGTGAGAGGCATCCCTTTGAAGATTCCATTGTCACCGCAGCGTATTCCGGAAGACTGATTGTCGGATAAATGCTTGTCCTGTGGAACGATAACAATGTCCGGTTCCACATTACCTGCTAAACGAGAGATAGCGGCTTCGATATCATTAGTAGATAGAGAAGCAGTTGTCTCAATAATAACGTGGCATTTGCCATGTCCGATTAAAACCTCGACTGCAATCTTCGGAGCAGTTTCTGCTTTGTATGCTAAGTCAACGATAGCTCCGGCGATTCTGTCTGCAATTTTATCCGGATGACTTGGATTTACTTTTTCAATCATGCTAGTTTCCTTTCCTTGCACGAAGCAGGCGTTCCATAGCATCATCCATAGGAGTATCGCCGGAATACTCTGTCGCACAATTTTCTTTTACGATTTGATAGATTTCCATCCAGAGCCTGTTTGTCTGGCTCATAAAATTCTGACTCATGGCTACATACGGAGACTGGATGGCATTTCCCGTAGTAGGGTGTTTGGCAAGAAATCCAAAGTCGGAAATTGCTTCCTCACACTGAATCCATCTGGCTACGCTCATTGCATAACGTTCAAGAAGTTGAGGAGAAATAAGTGTCGCGCATCTGCGCTCTGCCAGCCACTCCCATGTTGCAATATAAACTTCTTCAGCCACCAGCGGTTTTCCGTCCTTCTGAGTGGCGGATAACAGCTTGGATGGTTTGGGCATTTGCTGACCTTCTAAATCGACCGCTTTATTATCGAAGTCGATGACAGTCAACGTTCTCTTGCCCGGATTGCCCTCAGCAATTTTGTCAGCTAAGGGCTTCTTTTTGGCTCCAGCGCCGATGCGAGCGCCACCACGGTTTGTACCGTCCTTAGCCATAATTCATGCACCTCCTTATATACCCCGTTTGAAACCGCGACTTTGCGCGTGTGACCCCACGCCCGTTCCACGGAAGGTTTGCTGTAGAGATTTTGAGTCCCCCTACGGTCACTCCTTGTTGTGCCAGCGGTCACCGTGTTCTGCATGAATTCGTGCATGACACGCTTTGCAAAGAGCCTTCAGGTTCTCTCTGTCGTGTGTTCCACCTTGGGATAGAGGCTTCATGTGATGTATCTCCTCGGTTGGCGTGTACACACCTTTCTCAAGGCAGACTTCACAAAGCGGATGGGCAGCAGCGTAGCTATCTCTGATACGCTTCCAAGCTCTGCCATACCTTCTCTTGGTAGCAGGGTCACGTTCGTATCGTTCGTAGCGCTTGGCCTCAACCTTTGCATGTTCTTCACAGAAGCGACCGTCAGTTAGGTTGGGACAGCCGGGATAAGAACAGGGTCTCTTTGGTCGTCTTGGCAAATGAAACACCTCCTTGTGGGCATAATAAAAGCCCTGCAGGATTTGTGTCCTACAAGGCTTCTGAGATTTTCTTTTTTGCTATTATAATATTATCATACGGCAATACTCTCAATCTATCACTTTAACTCTCATCCTGTTTTGGAACTACGATTTCTTTTAATGCGCTGTTGTGCATTCGGTGTATGTGCTGCATGGAATAGTTCATATCGACCGCTATCTGTTCCCAAGTGATGAAGCAGAGATAGCGCTTTTCAAGAAGAGTCTGATATTCCACATTAGGAACAGCCTTGATTACTTCCATGATTTCTTTCTTAAGATTTACAAGCTTTGCGATATCGGCTTTTAGCTCATCTTCCAAATCCAGTATCTTTATAATGCAGTCTTCCAAACGGGAACCACCACGATTCGGATTTCTTGGCATATCAGAAAAGGTAGTGGTGCATCTGGTAGCTAAGTCATTTAAGGAAGCTATCTGTTGTGTCTTTGAAGTAATACGCTCATCAAGATAACGAGCCTGTAATAAATATTCTTTTGCGTTCATGCAATACCTCCGGAATTTAAAATTTCCCTTGGATTGGCATTGATTTTCTTAGATTGTCATAGATTGGCTTTTACTGCATCGATAAGTGCATTCTGTGATACTTCTTTGAGAGATAAGGCCTTCAGAATTCTTTCATCAATGGTTCCCTTAGTAATGATATGTTCAATAACCACGATACCGGAAGATTGGCCTTGTCTCCATAAACGGGCGTTGGTTTGCTGATATAATTCCAGCGACCATGTCAACCCGAACCAGATAAGTGTGGAACCGCCAGCTTGGAGATTCAAACCATGACCTGCGGAAGCTGGATGTATGACCGCTACAGGAATATCACCATTATTCCAATCGATGATATCTTTGCTGGTTTTGATTTCTCTGACATCAAAGCGTTTTTTGATACGCTGTAAATCATGCTTGAACCAGTAGGCTACCAGAAGTGGTTTACCATTTGCGGATTCGATAATATCTTCTAGGGCATCCAGTTTTCTATCATGGAATTCCACGATGTTGCCTTCATCATCATAAATGGCACCATTAGCAAGCTGTGATAACTTTCCAGTAAGAGAAGCAGCATTAGCAGCAGTGATTTCTCCTTCAGGGAGCTCCAATATGAAGTCAGCTTTTAGTTCTTCATAGCGCTGTTCTTCATCTTCGGATAACTGAACCTCATATTGAGAAGTAATCAACTCAGGCATCTGCAGATGGTCGGTAGATTTCATGGAAATCGTGATATCCGATATTTTTCTGTAGATGGCATCTTCCGCATAAGGCATCGGTTTGTAAGAGTAGATGATTTCACCATTTCTCTTATCTGGAATGAAGTAGTTGTTGCGATAGTGGGTGATGAAGCGACCTAGACGTTCTCCAAAATCCAGAAGCTTAAATTCTGCCCATAAATCCATCAAGCCATTAGAGCTTGGCGTTCCAGTCAAACCGATGATACGTTTTACCTTTGGTCGAACCTTCATCAAGGACTGGAATCTTTTTGATTTGTGATTTTTGAAAGAAGAGAGTTCATCGATAATCACCATATCGTAATCAAATTCATATCCGCTGCTATCAATCAACCATCCCAGATTTTCTCTATTGATAATTGTGATGTCTGCACCAGCCATCAATGCAGATTTTCTTTCTTTAACAGTTCCAACAGCCACAGCATAAGTCAGGTGTTTAAGGTGCTGCCATTTTGATATTTCAGCAGGCCAAGTATCATGGGCTACTCGAAGTGGAGCTACCACCAAAACACGATGTGCTTCAAAGCTGTCGAACAGAAGGTCTGCGATGGCAGTCAGGGAAATAACTGTCTTGCCAAGGCCCATATCGAGCAGTACAGCCGCTACAGGATGTGTTTCGATATAATCAATCGCATATGACTGATAATTATGTGGAGAGAAGTTCATGAAGCATACCTCCAATCCCGTCAATGCTATCTATCACATAGACCTTGAAGCCAAGTGAACGAAGCTTTCTGTGTCTTGCTCTTTGAAGAGGGCGTGGGCTCTCACCGGGAGCCTTAAGCTCTACAAAAGCAAACACCCCATCAGGCAGTAATACAAGGCGGTCGGGCATTCCTGCGAAACTAGGAGAAACGAACTTTGGTGCAATACCACCAGCCTTTTTAACTGCGGTTGTTAACCTGTTTTCTATATTTTTTTCTAACATTGTCATCCTCCCATCAGGGTTTAATTTCTTAATGTGCAAGGTGTATCAATGGTATTTACTGAACTTTTTTATATATAGTTTTTTATAAGCTATAGAAAAGTTTATACAGAGACCTTGATACACCTTGTCATAATAGCCATTAGTCTAAGAATTCCTCTTCAAAATCGTCCTCGGTTCTGATACGAAGGCCCTTAAAATAACGCTTTCTGTTCTGAGTGATACGCTCATAGCCTGCATTCTCCAAAGCAAAGTAGAAGTCGGCGATACTGCGCACGTACTCGTTGGTATCCATGCAGTAATTTCGGTAGGCCTGATAAAGTGCAGAAGAGCTTTCTTTATACTCGCTGCCCACGTCGCACTTATCTTCAAGGAAGTGAGAGAACCAGTCATTCTGACTACGGTATTCATTGATGGCATCCTGTACACAAGCAGGAACCGGAATCTGATAATCCAGCTCAATGACCTTCTTGGCACCTTCGATAACCCATGCAAGAATAGCTTCACCTGCGTTGTCATAAAGGTATTCACTGTAATTTTTGATATCGCTGCTGCCGGTAATCTTGGCATTGAACGGAATGACAATAAGTCTTCTCCAGATACCATCATCGGATGCGGATACACGAGGTAAGTGATTGGTGTAAAGCACAAGAGTATGGCAGGGCTTGAACGAGAAGGGGTCTTTATACTTCTTTTCCGCAAATACATCATCAGTAGAACAGAGCTGTTTTACAGTCGAGTCATTAAGACGGGCACCTTCCTGCATCTCTGCAGCGATAAGAAGTCTCTTGCCCTTAACCTCGGCCATCTCAGGTTTGATATTTCTTCTGCATCCAACCGTTAAGGTATCTGCAGAAATATTTCCGGAATAAAGTCCAAGCACACGAGAGATAGCATTCCAGAAGGTAGACTTACCATTACGGCCATCACCATAGGCAATGATAAGTGCTTCAACATATACTTTGCCGATAGCTGCAAGACCACAAATCATCTGAACATAGTCGATGAGTTCCTGATTGTGCTGGAAGATAAGATTCAAGCTATCCAACCATATAGGCATACCTTTCTGGCTTGGTGATACCGATGTGATTTTGGTAATGAAGTCTTCTGCAGAGTGTTCACGTGCTCCGGCGATACCTTTACGAAGGTCGTAAGTAGCTTCCGGTGTACAAAGGGCGAAGCAATCTGCATCTAAGTCCCTCGGTGAAATCTCAAGCATAGGATGTGATTCCTTTAAGGTTGAAGTAACATTCTTGGAATCACGACGCTTAATGGCAAAATTCAAATATGCCTTTGCAGCAAGAAACTCCTGATATACCTGCAGCTGTTCTTCGTTCATAAGCTGTTCAGCCTTGGACTTAGATGTGCTATCAAGGATGTTCTGAACACCGCAGTTCTTCATTTTATCGAGAGCTTCCATCAAATCGTTGTTGGCTTCTTTCATCTGACGACGGGTAAGCTCATGTGCAACAGCCTGTGCACCCGGTTCGCTTTCCTGCCAGTAGTGGTCAGAGTAGCGAATAAAGTGAGTGGCCGGAGAGTAGCGAAGTTCATTTGAGAAGTATTTTGCTAACACCTCAGCCTGACCAACATCGGAATAATCCTCCGGTTTATAACAAGAAGGGTCGTTATATACTTCTGGAGCAACATAGCCATCCTGCTGAGCCACGCGAGCAAAGAATCTCTGTGCGCTATGCCAGATAGTAGCTAATTCACTGTTATCAAGCGGTGGTACACATTTAGCAGCTTCTTCAAGAAAGGCCTGATACGCTTTATCGCCATCACCATATTTCTTGATGACGCGACCGGCGAATCTGGACATAGTAGCATTACGACTTCCTTCAGGTATGACCGCACCATCATACTGACCATCTTCCATATCCTCATCAAATAAATCTTCATCCAGAAACTCTGTTAAATTCATACGTCCTGGATACAAAGCAACCTCAGCTGCAGCAGTTCCAAAGAAGAAACGAGCTGCATCCAGTGCCTGTGTATCGAAGTAAGGAAAGATGGAATTCACCAGCTTCTTCATATCGCTATAAAGCGTAGCGTCGGATACATAATCAATTGGAAATAATACATGGAACTTTGGTCTGGCAGGTTTACCATTTTTCTCTTTGTTATTGAAACGACTGAAGTGGACTGCGAATGTTACACCCGGAAACGCCTGCATGACATCTTCAGGTGTGACCCAATCATCAGGATTTTCAGAGTGGTCATTATCACAATCTACAGGTAAGCAGTCGCTGCCGATGAAGTTATCTCCATTACGATAGTTGTTTTTATATTCAGCACATACATAGTCATGGCTGATTGCTGTTTTAAGACTGGCTTCATCTAAGACAATGGTCTTGTGAGGGTAGGAACAGTTACCCGGATTGCTAGTAACATCTGCGCTATAGATAGTAAACATTAGTCGTATACCTCCTCTGCAGAATCTTCCAAAACCTTAGTGATGAACTTCAAAGCACGAATCATGGTTTCAAGTTCGCAATCTCCACCAAGCATAACCTCGAAGCCTTCTGTATCACCAAAGCGGTCACGCATAACACGAACATCCATATCGGTACAGCCTTCATCTTTGATGCGGAAGTAGGTGCGACCATCATGACCTGTATCGCCTCCCATATAACCGGTAGAGCCTGCTTCAACTTCTAAGATGTTGCAGCTATAGATATCGCGTGAATAAGTAGTAATTTCTGTTCCGTCTTTTAATCTGCGTCTGTTTTCTCTAATTTCATACATAGTCTTAAACCTCCTGACATTCTTCTGTGAAATAGCGCAAGCGGTAGTTCTTCCACTTGGCGCGGTTGATTTCTGCTTTCATTCCTTCTGAGATGCGACTGCCAAATATCCAAACTTCAGAACATTTACTCATCAGAGCGTTTCCGAAGAACAAGCCAAGCTCACGTTCTTTTGGATTTGCATCATCAAGGAATTGCGGAAATAGCAAATGTGGTGCTATCGGAATATATCCGGCATCCACTGCGAAGCGACTGTATCGTCTTGCAGCAGCTACGTTTGCTTCAATGTCACCTGCATAGGGTGAACAGATATAGACGATAGGCCTGAAAGCGCGAAGGGCATGTTCTTCCTGTTCAATAATCTCCAATGCACCCTGTGCTGTTGGGTCAGGATAACCTTCGCTGTTGTATTTACTGATGCTCATACCAGAGTCCTCCTTTCCGGCAGACATAAAAAGAGCGTCCACCTCTAATTTTCCACTGGAGATGAACGCTCGATTTGAGCGGAGATATTTAATCTTTTTTGTAAAAAGGTGTGGTATACCCATCTGCACGAAGAAGTAAGCCTTTAGCCCAAGGAGGAGTTCGGCCCATCTGTTCACAGATTGCATCAAGAGATACCTTCGGGTCAGCTTCGATGACAAGTTCATCATGAATATGCATTACGATGGAGCAGTAGCGCAGTGTTTTCATGGCATAGCACAAAATATCACGAGCAGTTGCCTGCACAATGTTCTCGACGAACTTCGGCCCATAGGAATCAAGGCGTTCCCACTTCTTAGTACCACCAACGCCTTCATAGGTGATGCAGGAACCTCCGAACTTATTGGTTCCGATTTTCGGCTTCACATAAGCGAGCTTTCTTCCTGAAGGAAGGGTGATGAACAACATACCACTTTTGTAGGAGAAGGTCAGACCATAATCTGTAGTGGTATGTTTATATTTAACAGCTTCCATAACAGCACGGTCGACTGCCCACCAGAATTCAACGATACGAGGGTTGGCTTGTCTCCATGCATCCACGAGAGCAGGAAGTTCATATTCGCTAAGTCCCATATCAAGAGCACCCATTGCTTTTAAGGCACCAACACTGCCTCCATAGCCAAGTGCTAATTCTGCAATCTTACCTTTTTGACGTAAGTGACCATTGATACCATGCTTTTCAACAGGAACCTTAAACATCTGAGAAGCAGAAGCGCAGTAGATGTCACCGCCTTTTTCAAAGACCTGCTGTCTCCAAGATTCACCTGCAAACCAAGCTATGACACGCGCTTCAATAGCAGAGAAGTCAGCAACATAGAAGAGCGCATTTTCTCTTGGAATAAATGCAGTTCTAATGAGCTGGGATAACGTATCTGGCACGTCTTCATATAAGAGCTCGACACCATCAAAGTCACCATTTCTTACAAGACTTCTGGCCTCTGATAAATCAGGTAAGTGGTTTTGAGGAAGATTCTGTAACTGGATATTACGACCGGAGAATCTACCAGTTCTATTAGCGCCATAGAATTGGAACATTCCACGAGCACGCCCATCGCTACAGACAGTTTTCTCCATAGCCTGATATTTGCGCACAGATGATTTTGCAAGCTGCTGACGAAGGGTAAGTACATCAGCGAGATTATCTGGTGCATCCTTTAATAATTCAGCCACAGCCTTCTTATCAAGACTATCTGTCTCGATGCCATTATCCGATAACCACTGCTTCATCTGCTGGACGGAGTTTGGATTTTCAAGTGCAGTCATATCCTTCATGGCAGCAGTTAACTCATCACGGGAGCGTGTATCCATTGCAATTGCCTGCTGCACCAATTCCATATCAAGTCTGACACCACGGTCGTTGATTTCTTGGTCGATATGGTATTCCTCCCAGACTTCATCAGGCACCGGGAATTTACGAAGCTTGTGCTGGATACCCATCTCAGTTTCTACATCTCGGATGTTATAACGCTTGAAGGCTTCCCATTTGTCTGGTGCGTGAAAAGGACGATTCCTTGTTCTACCACCATTTGCTTTGGTTGCAGCACAAGGCTGGCAGAAATATTTGATGAGGTCT